GTGACTGAAATTAAAGATAAAGTAATTACTAAAGATGCATTTGAATTACCCTACACAATTATTAAAGCGAAGCATCAACCAACAAAAGGTGCCATTGTCTACATTCATGGTGGCGGTTTAATGTTTGGAAAGGCCAATGATTTATCGCCACAGTATATCGATATCCTTACGGAACATTACGATTTAATTCAACTAAGTTATCGTTTATTATCAGAAGTAAGCCTTGATTGCATCATCGATGACATCTTCACATCATTCGATGCGATTCAATCACAATATTCTAATTGCCCTATTTTTACCTTTGGCAGATCATCAGGTGCATATTTAAGTCTATTAATTGCACGAGACAGAGATATTGATGGTGTTATTGATTTTTATGGTTATAGTGGCATCAATACTGAACCGTTTAAAATGGCAAATAGCTATTACGCTAAAATAGCTCAAAGTGTGAATGAAACAGTACTTGCTCAACTTACTTCACCAACACCGATTATTCAAGATCAAATCGCCCAACGTTTTTTAATCTACGGTTATGCACGTGGTACAGGTGAGTGGATCAATATGATTAACATTGCTGATTATACTGATTCAAAATACAACATCTCACCAAATGAACTTAAAACACTTCCCCCGGTGTTCATTGCGCATTGTAATGGCGATTATGATGTCCCTGTTGAAGAAAGCGAACACATCCACAATCATGTGCCACACTCAACATTTGAACGCGTGAATAAAAACGAGCATGATTTTGATCGTAGACCTAATGACGAAGCAATCACTATTTATCGTAAAGTTGTTGATTTCTTAAACGCTATAACAACGGCGTAATATACCATTATTTTTAAAAACCCAATTTATCATCATGATAAACAGTTATTCAATCAACCATATTATTCATACAATTTATTAAGCTCATAAACAGATACGCCTGTCCCTTTAGTTTTCGCTAATGAGACAGGCGCTTTATTTCACTTTACTATTTTAAAATTCAACACTGTGATGCTACTTATATCTTCCGTGCCATGTTAGTAGCACAAAATACATAGCATATTAAATTACGAATATGAATTTAACTTGCTTTCAATTGTGTTCCTTTACTTTCAGTCGCTTCAACACGCAACAAGTCATTTATAATACCTGTATAGAAGTTGGCGAGTTCTGCACCTTTACGCTTGAAATCCAGGAAATCTACACCGATAAAATCGACATGATCCCATCCTTGTATGATGGTAAACCGGTCATTCTCTAACGTACACGAGCGTCCAAAAACACTGTTGTATCAAGGTTTTTGTCATTTTTAACCTTTTAGATTTTCCACAAGCGTTTGCCCTTTTTCAAATAATCTGCCCTTTTTTTGCCCCGAAAAAACGCAAAAAATAACCACAATCCTAAATTAATAGGATCTGTGGTTTTGTTGGTTGTAGGGGAATAAATATAACCGTATCGATTAAGATACGGTTGTAGCGAATGTAACATTTCTATGTTGTTAAGATATATGTATCGAGTGATGACAAGGAAGATGTCTCCTGTGGGACCAACAGTCAGATACATGGCCTCTGCCCGGCTATATAGTTCACTCCTACTATATAAAAGTAAGTATAACATAAAAAACAACCACCCAGTAACTAGTATGGATGGTTAAGGTGTGCCTGCAGCACATAATAAAACCGATAATATGTTTTATTATGTCGCAAATATTTCAGCGACTTGTTATGTACCACCACATAAACTTACTCCCATTCAGGAACACAGAGCTTTGTCGCTCGTCAGCAACGTCATATGAATTCTCAGTTCATATTGTGGTGACACTTTAAACAGTCTGTGCCAGTAGCGACCGAGTCATTTCAAGAATGACCATTTCACATTTATATTATAACATAAAAACCACCCAGCAACTAGTATGGGTGGTTTAAATATGCAGTCAGCTTCTTACTACTTTACGCAAGTAAGTCCTCTGCATAGCCGGATTGGCTACCGGAAATGTGGTTTTAAGCCAGATTGGTTACTGGTAATGTAATTACATTATAACATAAAAAAATAGGCAAGTACCGAAGTACCTGCCTGTTATCCACATTTAAATCTTGAGAGAAATGTTAAAAAGTTCTAGTAAAATAATAGCACATTTTATCTTTAAATGTAAATAGAAAGCAGGTATGTAACGCACCTGCTTAAATAGACATGACTATGTCATTCTAACTGATTTCTCCCCATAAGTCACCTAATATCTGATTAGGTGGGGCAGAACCATTCCATGTTCTAATAGGCAAATAATAACGTTGCCCCTCCCATGTATATCCTACCCAAACATGACCATCTTGTAACATCACTTCTGTATAATCACAATACCCACCAGGTTGGAACTGATAACCCACTGGACAAGATAAGAATGGCCCCACTTTTCTTACTGTGATTGGTTGATTGCCGTTTGTGAATCTAGCACTTTCTTCCATGTAGTAAGTACCATATTTATTACGTTTCCATGCACTTGCAACTGGTTTAACTGTATTACTTGAAGCGCTTGACTCATTAGAGACAGTGGCAACCGGTATTTTACCATCCATGTACGCCCTAATCTGCTTGATAAAGTAGTCTTTAAGTTGCAACCGCTTGTCTTCTGGCAATAGGCCACGAGTTACTGGGTCAAAACCAGTGTGCAATGCTGAGCTTCTGTGTGGACATGATGTTGAAGTGAATTCGTTGTGTAATCTGATTGTGTTCCTGTTTGCTGGTAAACCCCATTTTTTTAACAATCTAGCGCATTCTTGGAAAGTTGCCTGTTCATTTTTTAAAAACGTCGCATTATCTGCTCCCATTGATTGACACACTTCAATACCGTAATAATGTTTATTGCCTAATTGGTTAGCAGTATGCCAACCTACTTGTGATTCATCTAAAGCTTGCCACACTGTGTTACCTGATACATAACTATGTGCAATACCTGCCTCTAATCTCGATAAAGGCGCGTTAACTAATCCGTTGCGATAAGCTTCCGCTGTCGCCCCTTTGCTTCCTGCGTCATTATGAATAACTATACCTTTAGGGTTACTACCACGCTTAGGTAGGTCATAACCTTTAACCACATCTTTGATGATTTTAAGTTCTACCGCTTTAGGTTGTGGCTTAGCTGTTTCTTTTTTAGGTGTTTGCGTAGGAGATTGAACTGATCGTGGAGCTGTTTCGCTTTTGAAGTTTGGACGGATAAACCACATAGGGAAGTCGTAAGCATGTTGTCGTCTTGTAACTTTTTCCCAACCCCAGCCGGGTTGTTCGATTCCGTCAGTCCAGCCACCGCCGAGCCAATTCTGCTCATATACAATGATATAATCTAAAGTTGCTTCGATAACCCATGCAACGTGACCATATCCAGCACCGTAGTTACTACCGAATACCACCATGTCGCCAGGTTGTGCTAAGAAGTCCGGTGTATTTTGGTATACAGTAGCTAATCCGTCGAAGTTGTTAGCGAACGGAATATCTTTTGCGCCTACACCTTTTAGGAGTAATCCAAACAAAACTTTCCAACCAGCATTGGCATAATCAAAGCATTGAAATGCATACCAAAGGTCGATATTAAATTGTTTTCCCTCAGAAGTTTTCAACCACTCTATAAACTCTTTTTTAGTCAATTTTGCTTGCATTGTCGCCACCTCCGTGATGATACTCGTTCACGTCAAAACCGATTTCATTAGAGGTGTCTGTAAATGGTTGTGATGTGTCGTACTCTTTCGGTGCTTTCGTGCTTAATTCCGGCGTTAAACTGCTGTCTTGTGATGATTTCCACGTAACTTGTTGTTCTTCTTTATTGCTATCTCTAGGCGCTTGATATGTCTGTGCTATAGATGAATCTGAGACGCCTTTTGACGTTGGGTCAGTAATAACGCCAATACCTGTAAGTAACGTGAGGATAGCGCCTATAATTGCGCTAGCTTGATTTAATTGAGTAGATAAATCGAATCCGAATAAATCCGTGACTTGCTTGATAAATAGCAACAATGCTCCAACTAAACCTGTTAATACTGCTTTATTTTTAAATCTCAATTTCCAGTTAATATCCATTTGTTTGCTCCTTTTATCCAAAATAAAAAGCCAGTGCCAAAGCACTGACTCTTAACTATTACTTACACTTACTAAACCAGAAACACGACCAAAAGCTATATCCTAAAATTCCCTTAAGCATGGTGATCACCTCCTTTAAATGCCAAAAATAGTTTTTAACAAGGCTATAACAAATGTACTTAGAATCGTCCCTATTAATCCTAGAATCCACATCTTGATGTCTCTAATATTTTTAGCATTTTTCTCTTTATTTTTTTCATCTTCTTCTTTGTCACGCCTTAGTTCTTCGAAATTTCTATCTAACTTGTCATAAATTTTTTCTTGCGTTCTCAGACTGTCTTCTATTCTGTCGAATTTTTCAAACATAGTCTTATCATTTTCTTCTAATCGCGTTAAACGCCAATCTTGTTCGTGTCGTTTGGTAAATCCAAACATTACACCACCCACTTTATTCAAATTAAAAAGCCATAAGATTATAACCTATGACTCTAGATTTTCTGGATACTTTTCTCCTGTAATAATTGCATATTCCTCTTTATCTATAACTTCCATATCTACATACCACGCTATATCTTCTTTACTATATTCTTTCAATTGATACCATGTTTTAATATCTTCGAATGTTGGTGAAATTAATTTAAGCATTTTCAGTCTCTCCTTTAACCTCTTCTAATTTTTTATTAAGTGTCACAAGTTGTTTTGCCATTAGTGCATTTTGCTTATTAACTTGCATCGATAACTTTGTACTTTGAACAACTTGTTTCTGCATACTAGCAACCATTTTTCGTAAGATGTCATCAGAAGCGACTGTGTTTTGTTCTTCACTGTCAATCTGTTGATGCAAGTCATCTTTTTCTTCTGAATAATCTTCGTTAAAAACTATTTCCCCATTTGAATATTTAAAGGCTTTAGGTCTAAAAACTTGAGAGAAATTTTCTGGTAAATTTTCAATATCAATACCTTCTTCAAAGCCACCAATGATAGCGTATGAAATTATCTCATTACGCTTGTTAACTAATATTTGCATTATTTCCTCACTCCTATAATTTTGTTGATTGTTCCTCTATTTGCATTGGCACCAGAACCTCTTTGACTTCCTAAATCAAAATAAACATCGTTCGATATCGTTAAAGATGTACGACTAGATTTAGTTAATCCAAACTCATAAACGCCTCCACCGTTACCATCATTATCCGGTAAATTTGATGGGTTCAATGAAATTTTTCCGCCACCAAAGGGGTTGCCAAACTCAGTAAAATCTCCCCCTGGAAAAGTTCCATAAAAAATTAACAAAATAAATTGATCTAAACTTTCATTAAGATATAATGTTGAGCCAACGCCATTTGCCGTCCCATCAAAAATAACTGAATATCTTTTATTAAACTTGTCATCTGTGTATAGTTTGGCGTTGCTTTCAGCCGTATTAGCTTTTGATTGCGCGTTTTGAACAGTTTCAAAAGGCGTATTGTAATCATTAAGGGCTAATTCTGACCAATCAGACCAAGAACCTGCTTCTTTTCTCTTAACAAATACTTTATTTGTACCATTTGGACGATATGTCATACGTTTGTAGTCGGAAGTTACTACTAAATATTCGACAATACCATTAGTGCTTACGCCTCTTGGATAATTTATGGCTTGTGAGACGTAAATAAATTGGGTTGAATCTCCTACTCTTTGTTCTGGATTATTAAAATCAAATCCAGTAATCTGTGTTATTTTACCGTCGTCTTTAGTAATCTTAGATTTTTGCCAATTTGAAGTTGAACCACTTGTGACTAAACCGCCGCTATTCACTGACTGCTTGAAAGCCTCATGTTTCTCATCCATATATCGCTTTTGCTCATCAAATGTTCTTGAATAAGACTGAGCTTTATTTTCCAAATCGGTTATATGGCTATTAGCAAGTTGCTTTAATTCATCTATACTTGAAGATTTTGCTATTTGAATATCTGATAGACCTTTTTCTTTAGCTTTTTCAATCAGACTCGCATAATCTTCACCATTTTTTATAGCCTCGTCCATTGCTTTCGCACGATCCATAATAGTTTTTTCTAATTCCTGAAATTCAACAATATAGTGTAATTTTGTTTCAGATGGAATCATGCTAAACAAACTTTTTTCAACGTTAAATGTGATAGTTCTCTCGACAACTACCACGTCTGAATTACCTAATTCTGCAACCGAAACTTGAGCTTGATAACTTCCATCTCGTTTAATTACATCATTAGGTAATTGAAATTTTAAAATACCTTTAAATGGATCTAATATTTCTAGTGGAGCAACTACCATGACTCCTTTACCTCGAATCGCTATTCGTGCTTTGATATTTTCTTCACTCAATAATAACGGTTGATTATTTTTAGTGATATTAAAAAGAAGAACAGAAGAATCACTCTCTCCTGTTCTAAAAGTTATATCTAGATTTGAAATATTTTCATAATGCGCAGTGTTCTCTAAATTAATATTTACAGATTTCTCTAAATTACTCATTAACTTATAATTCTCCCTTCGTGTAAAGTCCATGGCCCTGAACTTGTTTTACTATCATAGTTTTTCAATAGTATCTCAGCAGATGCTGTAACACTATTACGAACTAGCCTATGAACAAAACCACCTGTGTTTGAAGCTTCTACATATAAGTTCCAACCAGCTACCCCTTTACGTTCAGTTGGAAAATCTGTAAAACGTTTTGTATCATCCGTAGTTAAATAAAACGACATACCTACTATGTTAATATCTGACATTTTTGTGATGAATGAAGGTACTCTCTCCCACTTACCACTATTTTTAGGCACATAATTCCAGTCCGAAATGTCTCCAGTTCTTCCAGAAAGTACCCTTTCAAAAGTCATCATATTCCTTGCATAACTATTACGCGTCAATATCTGAATTACATCACCGCCAGTTTGTGGTGGCTTAACTTCCAAGAACCAACCTGCATCACGCCATTCTCTTGGTAATGGGAAATCATCGATTTGAACTGTATGATCAGTGTATAAATAGTAAAGACCTGGCTCTGTTAACATCCCAAGATTCTTAAGTTTATCAGGCCTCATTGGTAAAGGTTTAACTCTACCACCTGTGTCACTCATGATAAAAGGAACGCCTCTTGAGTGAAGTATTTCTAAAATACCTCTTTGCCCAATCATGAAAATACGATGTGTTCTATTTCCATCACCACCGACAGTAACACCTAGCATCAAAGCTTTTTTACCACTATCTTTGTCATAGTATATTTGCAAACCTTCTGCTTCCGCAAATTCGCCAGGAAATGAATCTAGTGTTCCACCATAGTCAGCATTAACCTGATACGCTTCTTCTCCTGTTTCTAAATCGAAAGCCGTTAAATAGTTTCTATTATTTGGATTACTGTCTCCTGTATACCAATACAAGTATTTTTCATCAAAAGTCACACCCTGCATTGGTTGGGTTTCGTTTGTTAGTCTCATAGGGATACTGATTTTATGCAAAACTTTATCAATATTTTTATCAACATCGTCTAAACTTCTTATCTCTATATAATTCATTGAGTTTTCAAGTTCCCACTGACTTCTAGGTCTCTCAATTCTGTATAGAATTTTATTTTCTTTTTCATTTATGACAGGGGTGATGTAGGGTTTTTCTGGGTGTCCTGTAAATACATCTTGCATACCATACTTGCCATAGCTAATTTCCACATTAGGCGTATACTTGAAACGAACTAATGTATTCTCATTATTACCATTTAAGATAAAACTATAAATCCATAACTCATCATCAATATATCTATAACCGTTATGTGTACCATGACCCCCACCTACAATCAATGAGCTGTCTATAAATTGACCATTAGGTCTTAAACGACTTAGCATATAGCCATTATTTCTAGCTTGTGTCATGTATACTATGCCTGTTCTATTATCAAACCAGAAGGATTGCATTACTGCATTTGTAAGAGGTGCAAGTTCTGTCACAAATAAAAATTCTTGCTTATCAGGTTCAAAACGATACTCGATATCAAGAATTTCTTGTTTGGTCTTATTTAATTCTCTTATAGTTTCCTCTTTATTAATTTGAGTTTTGGTTTCCCAATCGTCTAAATGTTCTTTTAATGTGTCAAAGGTTTCGCCGTTTACATTAACTCGAGCTTGAACAATCTCATTAGCACTGTTATTACGTGGTGCCACAACAAGTGCGTTAATTTGACTTTGTAAAGATTTGTTTACTGCTGCTTGCGATCTACCATTATAATAAATTTGCTCAGCGAAGTGTTGAATTGTTTTAGCTTTCTGATGCAACTTAAACTCTGTTGTCAAGCCAAGCGCAAATTGCTCTATTCTTTGTAAGTTTTGTATTTCCTTAGCTCTATAATCTCGACCTGCTAAAGCTCCCAAATCCTTTATTAAATACAAATTTTCCATAATGCACCTTCCTTTCTAATAAAATAGCACTGTACCAAGTTTCCCACTATCGTCAACTGTTATTTTCCACAATTTACCGTTTGGAGATTTCTGTACAATGCTATTTTGAATAATTCCTGCTTCGCCTATTTTTAAATTATCTAATTTATTTTTATCATCTACCGAAATGATACCGTCTTGAGGCAATCCATCAATATCACTACTGCCTGCATAAGGTATCCCATTTATAGCTTTCCAATGTGTAGCTGGAAAGTACTGTTTATCGTTTTCAAGTAGCGCTTTGATTTTAACTTCTTCTGTTGCCATTATATTAATACACTCCCTATATCCATTGTCTCGAAAGGAGAATTCAAAGTACTAGTGTATAAATGATTTATACGATTTGCTTGATAGTTATATCTATTATCTTGTGCAATAACTCGTCTGTTAAGTGCTTGTTGAATTTGTACCATATCTTTTATTTCATTGCTGAAAGACACTTCATCTATTGCGTTTACAAATGGATGTGACCTATCAAGTTTAACAACCTTTAATTCAGTGTTATACCCCATTAATTCATGAACAAAAAATACGCTATCTCTTGGCTCTATTTTTTCATAACCTATATAATTAACATCTAATTCAGTCTTAGGAGTATCATTTATTTGCTTTTTTGCAAATTCTAACAGCTTATCCTGTGTTTCGATATCTTCATTTGTTTGCGTATTAGCATATCGAATCCCAAACTGCTTTGCACTATCTGCGACGTAGTCGACAATTGCTTTGTATTGATTGCGACCTGAATTATCAGCAATTAAATTTAAGACTGTTGATTTTTCAGTTCCAACATACATACAAGGCTTAGCTTTTTTATTTGAAGATATATCAATTCTATTTTTGGGGTCTTCTCCTAAAAATATCATTTCTAAAACGTGCTTGCCTTTATCAATATTTTTTATTAAATCTATTGTTTCAGACTGAACCGACTTAGCAAAACAAGAAATTTGCTTAATTTGCTTGCCGTCTAAAATCAACTTATATATTCCACCTTGAGAGCCCTTTTTTATTGTAAATCTAACTGTTTCATTACCATACTTGCAATCAAAGTTAATAGTAGCTTTAGACCCAATTGTTTCGGTACGATAAGTACCTTCTTTTATAAAACCATTTGAATATTTAATGTCAGTTGTTCTAATAGGATTATAATTTTTCTTTTCCTCAGCTGTATACTTTTTTCCAAAAACTTTTATAGCTGTTCTTAATTCCAATGTACTGACAGTTGCAGATACAGTATCAGTATTATATTGATATCGAATCACTTTCTCGCTTCTTTGATAAAATGTTTCAGGAGAATAAAAACCAATCTCTGTATCATTTGGGTAAATTATACAGCCAAACAGGTCTACCGCTTCTTTACAGTATTCTAAGCCGTTTTTGTTACCTAATTCGTCAATCGGTACTTTTCGCTTAAAATCTCCAATTATTTTATAGGTCATTTTGACCGAAGTTTTTTGATTTGCAAATCCATATCTTAAGTACTCATCTAAAGAGTATTCTGGCGTTTTACCAGTTTCGCTACTGTCGTCATCAAGCTTATTTGATTCCACTGAGTGATTTTGAAATTCATACATAATGTGATATGCCGTAACTTCAATAAAAACTTTATCACCTTCAACCTTTGGCGCTGTCTGCTTAATTGTATATTTTTCACCATGATAAATTATGAAGTTTTCACAAATCAATAAATCAAAAACAAAACTATTATGAGTAGTTCTATAAACTGTAAAGGTGATGTACCTAGCTTCATTCAGTTCATAATATTCTTTAAAAGAACCATAATCTACATCTAGTAAATTTTCACAAATCAATTCATTAAAATCCATTACTGATAAATGATCATGATAATCCATTAAATCACCTACCTATAAATAAAAGGAAACTTAAATGTAGTTTTAATATCACTGACGTCTCCTTTAATCTTAAATTCATTTTTACCTGGCGCTAATGTTATAATGCCTCTATTTGTATCAATTCCCACTCTATTTATATCTCGATATGCATACACACCATCTAAAACAAAATCAGTGTTTTTATCTATACTTTTGTTGTACTTAAAAATATCACCTGTTGTATAGTTAACCAGTTCAAATCCTCCACTCGCATTTAAATTAATTAATATTTTCAAATCGTGCTTGAATCGTGGATTTATCGTATCAGTAGAACCGTTCCAAATAGTAAATTGATTTGATGTATGAGTATATTTAGGTGTGAAATCAAGAGGAATTCCATTTTCAAACATCCAATTAGAGTCGAATAAGAACTCGCTATCGGTCCAATTAACTGATTCAGAATACCCTTTATAAACATTTAAACTTACTTCAATTTCAGTTGAAGAACCATCTTTTAAATTAGATGTAACATTAGCTGTATTCACTGCATATTTAACACCAGGCATTTGAGAAGTAATAACATAATAAGGATGTCTGCGATTAAACACAGATCTAAACCAATGCTCAAATAAATTTAAATCTATAACATCTATACCATCATAGCCAAACCTTAATACTAATGAAAAAGGCGCAAAACTAATTGCGCCCGGTAAAATACCATCTACTCCGTTAATAGTTACACTGTTATCATTGGTGTTTGGACTTTCAGCCCTTGCATCTAAAAATATAAGCTGATTAAAATCTGTTATTACTTCTTCCTTGTAACCATCTATGATTTTTACAAAAGATTGCATTAATTAGTCAAACCTCCCATATAATTATTTGCATTTGCTCTATGCCCACTTTGTTTTGACAATATTTTTTCTAAACCTCTAATTGCATCATTAGAACCTAAGTTATTATCCTGAGAAGAAACAGTTTGAATCAATGCATCTGTTAATTTATTTCCTTTATCACTTAACATAACAATTTGTTTCAACAATTTTTCAACTGTAGAAGTATCATTATTTACAGTGATGTTATTTGGCTTGCCATCCATACCGATGATGCGCATAACCTGTTCAGTTAATTGAATTGCTCGTTTACGTCTAGTTAAAGGGATAACCATCTCCTGTTTATCTCCTTCACCCACTTCAGCAAGTTGATGCTTTGTAATCAAACCACCATTCGCATATCTTCTTGGACCACTTGGAGACCAACCACCTCTTGGGTTAAACTGTGAGCGCCAATATCTGTTGTTAAAGAACGCTAATAACTGATCGTAACCACTATATATATTGTTGTGACCTCTAACAGCATAATGTCTAAATGTTTGTGGGATATATTGAAGCAATCCTTTTGCTGGATTGCCCTGTAAAACGTTGATGTCTCTAAGCGAACTAGATTGAGTTATACCTGCATTTCCTCCTGATTCGTGTTGAATCAAGCTAATGATATTTCCTACATCACCCGAAGTAACATTAACACCCATTCGTTTTGCTGCACGACGTATATCGCCTGCCCAAGCAGATGCAGCCTTATTAACACCTGAACCACTTCGAACGCCACTACCTTTAAGTGACTTCAACCATTTTTCTGGATCTTTAGCTGTATCATTCCCTGGATGCGACCCTTGCATCAATTGGAAATGTAAGTGTGCTCCTCTAACGAAATTACCTGTAGCACCTGATTTCCCTATCAGTTGACCAGCTTTAATACGTTGGCCTTGTCTTGCTAATTGCTTAGATAAATGCATATACCAGTTCCATTCATTAGCACCAGTCTTAATTTGTATAGAATTACCGCCACCGTAATCAGTCCATACTTTATCAGCTATACCGCCTTTAACAGCATAAATGTTCGTTCCAGTAGGCATTTGAAAGTCGATACCATAGTGACGACCGCCATTAAAGTTAAGTCCACCTGTGTAGCTCCCAAACCTTTGCCAAATTGGATGGTCAAATAGATAGCTTCCATCGCCTCCACCACCAAAATCTTCAAACCACGATTTTACTTTGTCTACTAATTTCTTTTTGAGCAATGAGTACGCGCCTTTAGCAATTTTTACTGTAGCGTTAGCTCCGCCTCCAAAATTAATATTTAAACCTGACATTACTTTATTTACTAGTTTCCCTGGATGTTGTACGTAATCCCACACATCGCCGATTTTATCGCCTAACCAAGATGCACCATCTTTGATTTTATCGCCTGCTGCTTCAACCATTTCTTCTGCACCTTTTTTGATATTATGCGCTGTGTTTTTAGCTGTAGCTCCAAATTCTCCTGCTTTTTTACCTATATTACCTTTAAGTTGGTCTAGCCAATCTTTCTTTTTCGTACCTCCATGAAACTTTGGTAAAACACCCATACGCTGTAACTTCAGAGTGTCATTAGCATTTATTACGCTATCCCCAACTCCTAGTGGAACAACCACATCTCGTCCTTGGGGTGCATGGAATGTTCCGTCAGCCCTGTGAATTACTTCTTGAACTCCACCACCTGGGGCGTTTCCAGAACCTCTATCATTTAATACAGCAAATGTCGGTTGCGTTAATGCTCCCGAATTATCGGTAGCTACACCCTTTCCTGCTAAAGTACCAGTAGACAATGTAGGTATTGGCTTGATGAGATTTTTATCAGTAATGGCTTTAGATATTTTATTAATACCGCCAATCATGCTATTCAAACCGCCAATAGCTTTATTAGCAACATTTTTACCTAAATCAGCCGCAGCTCTTCCCATGTCTTTACCAATATCTCTAATCCAATCATATGTTTTGGATAGCCATTTTCTAAAACCATTAAATACTGATTTAGCGTTAGACCATGCCGAACTTGAAATTGCATCAAAACGATCGTGGGCTCTTGAATACATATCCCCAGTCCAACCTTTTAAAGATTTGTATGAGTTACTAAACCATTTCGATGTTCCTTTCCAAACGGATTTTGCATTCGACCAAGCTGTACTAGAAATATTATCCCATTTCGCGCGAGATTTATTAGCCATATCCGTTAGCCAGCCCTTTGCACTTTTATATGCATTGCTAAACCATTTTGATGTGCCTCTCCAAATAGATTTTGAATGCGCCCAAGCTTTATCTGAAGCATCTGAATACTTTTGCTTAGTTTGATTGTAAATACTTCCTGTTGTCGATTTAACAGATTGCCAAGCTTTTCCAAACCATTTACCAGTACTATTAGCTATAGCCTTAGTGTGGTATCCTACAGAACTTTTGGCTGAGCTCCAACCTGAACTTAATTTGCTTGGAATCCCTTTGATTCCGCTCCACATTTTTTTCATTTCGCCGCCAAAATGATTAGCATTTCTGCCCATTTTACTAAAGGCTTCGCCAGTTTTACTTTTTACGCCGTCCCAAGCATTTCCAAACCATTTCTTTATATTTTCTCTGTTTCTACGAGCTGTTTCTTCTTGTTCTTTAGCGTATTTATCGCTTTTTTTCTTTTGGTCTTCTCTAAAGTTAGACCACCAACTTTTAAGGCCATTCCACCACTTTTCAGTATTTTTATATACACGTCCACTGGATAAATCCATTTCTTTATCAATATCTTTATTTTGCTTTTTAACAACATCTACTACAGCATCTTTTTTAGATTTTGCTTTTCTTACTTCATCTTTATGTCTTTGATCAGCAATAGCTAACAATTTATCTTTTTCAGACTTAGAAAGGTTGACGTTATTTTTTATAGCAATGACATCATCTTCATATTGCTTGTCCACTTCTTTTTTTCTTGCTTTTCTTGCTTTTTCTGCTTCTTTAATTGCTTTGCTCGCTTCGTCTATTGAATAAGCATTTCTGTTTCTTTGCATTCTTACTAAAATACGCTCTTGCTCTTTTTCAGTCTTACTCAATTCTTTAACAGTGATATCACGTCTTTGATTTTCAAGCTTTTCAATTTCTTTTCTTTCATTTTCTGAAATCTGACCATCACTCAAAGCTTTTTCTTTCAATTCTTTGATTTTCTGATTGAGTTCTTGCTCTTTTTTAATTCGCAAGTCATTTTTTTCTTTAGTTCGAGTTAAAATGTTTTGCTTTTCTTGTTCATCGAATGCACTATACTTATCAATAAGTTCTTGAGTTTTTTCGAGTTCCTTTTTATTTCTTTTTTCTATTTCAGCTATAAGGTTATTAGATAAATCCGTTTCAATTTTCAAAAGTTTTTTTGCTTTGTCTTCTGATATCTGACCCGAGTTTAAACGTACTTTTTCCATGATTCTGCTATTTTCTTCAGAATAATGCACATATTTTTCTAAAGCTTTTTCTGTTTCTTTTGAAACACCTTTCCCTAACACTTTTACAGTATCAGACGCTTTTTTAGAAGCTGTGCCCATGGTTTGCATAAATCCTTTAAACTTGTTGACTCCTACTTTGAGAAGGTCATCGTCGCTTAATGATTTATAACCATCTTTCATATCTTTTGAAAACTTTTCTTTGAAGCTTTTGCCGATACTTCCAAGATAGTTTTTAAACTCTCCTAGCTTTCTAACAGCGCCGCCAATAATTTTACCACCAAAAAACTTTATAGTTTCTCCTAAACCGTTAATACCGTTTCTGAACCATTCCACACGATCATATGCGGTTTTAAAAACTTTATACGCAATTGTAATAGCAGTTATTGTAGCACCTATAGGTCCTGTTAAAAACCTTAAGGCTACACCCGCAAATCTTGCGCCTCCACTTACTGCAAATAAAGATTTTGCAGCTAATCCTAAACCGTTTTTCAAAAGTTTGAACGGTAAAATTGCTAGCTTTGCAGAATTTTTCAAAACATTTATAGGTTTTAAATTAAACATCATAGCTCCGGCTAACCCTTTAAAGCCTTTTGACGTTTTTCCTGTTGTAGAACCAAGAAATAATGTTTGAAGACCTAAAGATTTCATTGCTTTTGAATTAGTATTTGAAAGGATTGTATTTTCAGCAATACGTCTATTTAATGACGCATATCCTTTAGCAGCACTTCCAACTGTACGTATTAATAACCCTCCAGCAAGAACTGCAGGTCCAATTGCTGCACCAAAAAGTGCTAATCCTACTGAAGCTTTTCTAACCCAACCAGGGAGATGTGTAAATCCATCAACTAATTTTGTTAAACCTTCCGCTCCTGCTCTAATCATAGGCGTTAAATCTTTACCGACTTCGATTGCTAATGATTCAAAAGCGCCACCTAATTGTTCCAGAGCGCCTTTGAGATTATCTTTCATCAAATCTGCTGCTTTTTTACTTTCGCCATTGGAATTCTTTAAGGATTTACTATAGCTATTAATTTTATCTGGTCCCGCTTCAATCAAGGCTAAAAATCCACTTGCTGCTTCAGTACCAACTATTGTAGCCACTGTAGCTAGTTTTTGTTCTCTCGTCATGCCTTTCATATTATCTTGGAACTGTCTAATCAATTCACCCATGCCAACAAATTGACCTTTAGCATCAGACAAATGAATACCTAATTTTTTCATTTCCTTAGCTGTATTTTTACTTGGATTAGCTAGCCTGATAAATGAAGCTCTTAGGGCAGTACCTGCTTGAGAACCCTCTAAACCTGAGTTAGATAAAACTTCAATTGCTGCGGAAGTGTCCTCTATTGAAACTCCTAATGCTTTTGCAGGAGTACCAGCATACTTCAATGCATCTCCCATGTACTGAATATCTGCAGCACTATCATTTGCTGATCTCGCAAGTAAATCAGCAACATGATTTGCATCAGATGCTTTTAAACCGAAAGAGTTAATCGCTGAAGCCATTACAGTTGCAGTTGTAGCCATTTCTGCACCACTTGCTTCTGCTGCACTGATAACACCTGGCATAGCCTCCATTGTTTGTTTGGCATTAAAGCCTAAAGCTGCCAATTCTTCCATACCTTTAGCAACTTCGTTAGCACTTTTACTGGTTTTAGCTCCTAAGTCAACTGCTTGATTAGACATGCTTTTCAAGTCTTTACTGCTTGCTTGCGCAATCGCTCCAACTCGAGACATTTGGCCTTCAAAGTCTGCACTTGTTTTTAATGCTGCACCTAACCCTAAAGTAATTGGTGTAGATACGCCCATCGTCATTGTACGTCCCAGGGAAGTCATTTTGTCTCCAATAGAACTAAATTTCTTTGACATGACATCCGCTTGACTTGCAAGTTTACCGAAATGACTTTGAGCTATCATTTGTTCTTTGTTAAAAGTCTTCATTTCGGATGAAGCTTTATCTATTGAACGCTCCAAATTATTTAAAGCAGCTTTTTCTTTATTAACAGCTGTTTCAGCTTTTGCGACATTAGCGCTATGATTCTTAATAGTATTGTTTAAATCATTAAATTCTTTTTCTGTTTGCTTTAATTTAGTATTAGTTTTAGCGTAAGAACTTTCAATTTTATCATTTGATTTTGAAAGATTGTCATTTTGCACTTTTAGTTTTTGAACTTGATTGCCTTCTTGTTTATATTGTTCAACAAGTGCTTTATGCTTAGCGGACTGCTTCTGTACTGCGTCACTTGCTCTTTTTAGTTGTGCAGTAGTAGCTTGGTTACTATTCTTAAGCTTTTGTTCTGCATCTCTCAACTGTTTAAGTTTTTGATACGCATCTTGTTTACGTTGATTTGTACGTTTATATTGATTTTCAGCTTTTTTAAGTTCTGTATTCGATGATTTTAAGGCTTCTTTAGATTTATCAAGAGCTAATTTTTCTTTTTTATTGGCTTCTACTAACTTTAAATATGCTTTCTCAACATCTTTTACACTGGATTTAGCTTTTTGGTAATTAGCGTTAACTTGTTTAAGCTCATCTTCTACTTGAGAATACATCTTTTTTTGAACTTTAAGCCTATCATTTAACCCCTTAATTCTCGCCTGATATTTTTCCATTGATTTTTCAGACTTATCAAATGCTGACAGATTAGCTTTCATTTCACTATTAACAACACCTAATTGTCGCTTTAAACCTTTCATGCCTTCTTGGACACCTAAATGGTCTAATTTCAGCTCCAAGGTCATGCCTTCTACTTTTTCATTCATATTAACCTCCTTTCTAGCTTCCAAAAAGTTTTCTTAAATCCGTACCTGTAATGACTTTTTGTTCACTTTGTTTTTCTTCAGTCTCTTCTTTATTCTCTTCATTAAGTATTTCTAAAAGTTTTACATACGGCTGTTTTCTGACTTCAGTTAATGTCCACCCATACTGCTCCATACAGAAACGTTGTATTTTCTTAATGTTCGATAAAATGTCTTTTATTGAGATTGTTCTTCTGTCTTTCCCATCTCTTCTGGTTCAGTTTCTGAATCTTCTTCATCTTCACCATTGATTTCTCGAAATATATCTTGTAAGGCTTTTGTATAAGTTTTAGTACTCATCTTGTTCAGAACATCTTCTTCAGTCAATCCTTCATCTTTAAATAAATCTACTAATAACTGTCGCTCTTTTTGTCTCATTTTTGTTGCGTTAGGTGCTTCTTTTTTATTCTCTTGATTTACTAATTCTAAATACTCATAGCATTTTTCTGCTTCGCCCATTGTTACATCTTCTTTTGTATAGCTCTCTGTTTTTCCTGTTTTACGATCTTTAATTTCAAATTTAATCATTGTATTAGCTCCTTTTATTCAAATAAAAAAGACGCAGATATACTGCGCCTTAAATCCCTATCCGTTTGTTACTGTCACTGAAATTTGTCCTGACTTATCGCTTCCATCAGTAGACATAGCAGTGATTACTGAAGTACCTTCAGCTACACCGTGAATTGCTCCTGTTCTCTCATCAACAGTAACAAACTCTGGATGTTCACTTGTATATTTCAACGTTTTATTCGTTGCTGTACTTGGTGCAATGTTTGGCTCAACATTGTCATCGGTATTTACCATAATTGATTTAGTTTCTGGTGTAAATGATACGCCTGAGACTAGAATTGGATTGGTTTTGAATTGAGGTACATCAACTTTACTAGATTCTTTACCATTTTCTTCCCATGCCACTTGGTAAGTACCTTTTGGATAAGTTGTATCCGCTTCTAAATTAGATAAAGTTACTGACACTTTGCCTTCACCTTGTTCAGAAGCTACGACGTCGTCTCCTTTATAAACCTTTAAAGTTTTAGTCATAAATTATTCTCCTTTGATTTATTTTGAAAGCCCCTATTCTGCTGAAACTGTTGCAGATTTTGAATTAACTGCTACTTCAACATTTTGGGGGTTAGCTGGGTAACGAGCCTGCAGAATCCTCTGAATGATCTTCACTGTCCGTGTATCCAACGAATACTTTTTTGAAGAATTCTGCTTCTCCTTCTTTACCTTCATGATACCCGTATACAATACCTTGTGGAGTACCATCAACATCAACTTTTCTGTTCATCCAGTCACCAGTTAATTTTGTTGGCTCTGGTGCTTCTGCTTTTTCTCCTCGTGTTTTAAATTCAATTGAATCCAAGCTAAAAGTACCTTTAAGTAGCGCAACGTACACTGGTTGACCTGTTAAACCATCTTCAGATTCTCCAATAACTGTTACGTATGGTGCTCTTGTATTCTCTCCTACCCAAGATGTACCATTTTTATCTTTAGTACGACCAATAACTGTATTTAAATCTTCACTTGGGATGTTAAAAATACTCATGTCAGACTTAACTTCATTAGTACCTTGTTTTTTCATCCAAACACGTTTGTTAGATGCAAACATATCTACTAAATCTGGTGCTAAACCTGTGATATTTAGATCAACTGTACCACCTTTTTCATCTTCCCATGTCATGCGTTTAACTACTTTTGTTGCTTCTGGGTTAAAAACTCCAACGTATAATCTTTTAAAACCTACTTTATAAGAACCTTGTCCTTCTGCCATTGCTTATTTCCTCCTTAAAAATTAAAAAGCACACCTATTCGATGCGCTGATTTTTATAATATATATTTTTTGGTATGCCTTGATAACGTCTCGACATCACATAACGTTTAGTTTCTTCAAAATAAGCATCTAACTGACTAGATGCTTGAATTAAATTTTGTTGATATAACAGGTATCTTATTCGTTTTGTTATATCAATTGTTTTCTGATTATTTGAAGATTCTACATCTATTTGAATTAAGTATTCTTCACTAAGATATTTATCAGACATAAAGTCTGAAGGTAAATCATAAATAGGTGTAATAACAACAAAAGGTTTGGAAGTTTCAGCATTTTCAGTGACTTTATAATAGTATATTCTAGAATTTATATATGTTTGGAGCTCTGCATCAGATAATAAAATTCCTTTTACAGTGTTTAATATATTCATTTATCTGGCCAACTCCTTTTTTATAATTTCTCTATACTTACGTTCACTAGCAGCTAATGTTTTTGCAATAACTCCAAAACCTCTTGGTGTATATTTTTTACCGTCTCTTGTATAACCATGTTCATTCAAGTGAATAATGTTTTTGCGATTCATAGGACCTACCCATTCAATTAAAACAGCTCTTTCTTGACTGCCAACTTTTGTATAAGGTTTAGATTTAGTCATTTCTTCTATACTAGCACCCGTATCTTTAAAACTCTCGAATTCTTTCTTTAAAGTCTTTATAAAAAATTCAGATGCTTTATTTAAAGCTCTATCACTCTTAGCTTGCATTGCTTGTTTACCGTATACCGATTCTAATTTCTTCAACACTTCAGGTATCCCTTTAATTTCTACACTCATTTTTCTGATAAAACCACTGTATTATAGCCAATATCTGGTGTATCAATTCTTATTTCTACAATGTTGAATAATTTATCGGAATATAATGCACTGTCAATTTTAACTAAGTGATTTGTTTGTGGTAGATATTCAGTTTTAGAAGACCTGACAATTATGGTTAATCCTGATTTTGATTCAGTCGCTTTTAAAATTTCTCTATCTTTCATAGAAGGATTATAAATTTTACAAAAGCAACTATACAATTTCATTTTTTCCTCTTCATCTGGATATGGTCCTTTGTTTATATATTGAAAAAAATACGCGCGATCTTTAAATTCATTAAATTCCATTTAAAAATCACCTACCACTTTTTTAATTTCAAAATCATTTTTTGCAATCCTTTTTCATTAAACACCTTGCTTCTAGATTGGTCATTTGAGTATCCACGACTTTCATAATCTCTTGCAATGATATATTTAATCGCTGTACAAAAAAGCGGGTATTCCAAGTCATCTTTGTCATAATCTGGAACCCCACTTAATAGTAATTCAGACTTAGCCGATTGAATGAGACCTTCAATTAAATCATTTTCGAAATTATAGTCAATTCTCAACCACAATTTAATTTCTTCTAAACTCATTTCATCACCCCTATTCGGCTGATATTACAGCTGATTTAGCCTTAGCTGTTACATTAACCTTTTGGGGCTTAGCTGGGTAATGAACCTGTATTTTCTTTTGCTTTTGCAATTCTGAATGCACTGTCTAATGTACGTTGCTGATCATACCATGCAGTTAATACAAACAAATATTCGCCTTTTTTAACATCTTTATCAGTGTCATAAGTTGTTCCATCATAGTTAATTCCAAAATAATTGAAATCTCCCACAATAGGTTTAACTGCTGCATCTGTAAATACTACTGGTTTGCCAAATACTTTTTCTGCTGGTGTGTCAAAGAAATTTGTTGTTCCATTTGAAAGAACACTAATAATTTTGACATAATCTGCATATCGCATATAAATTGTTGCGTTATCACGATAATCTTCATGTAAATCTGCTAAAGCGTTAATAATAGCATCATACATGTCTGCTCCCTCAACTTCTTTAACAGATCCATTATAAAATGACATGTGTTCTAATCCAGATTTAGGACTTACTGCTAAGGCATCTTTACGCTCTTTAGCTGCTAATCCTGATTGTAGTGCGTTTTCAACCCAGTTTACTAAATCTACATCTGATCCATGAATTACAGTATCTGAAATTGCAGCAAATACTTTGAATTTATTAGTAGTGAACTTGACTGTATCACCTTTTGCTTTTAATTCTTTTGCTGTTTCTACGTCTGTAATGAAATCATCATCGTCTAAAGTGTATGAAACTCTTGGAATCTCTAAACCTTTAATGTTAGTTAGACGAGCTTTTTCACGTAATTGGTTTTTAGCAAATGGTTCTGAAACAATTTCTTTAGAAAGTGTTTTTGGTAAGAGCTTATCTCCACCTGAATCATTTCCTGTTGGTAAAGCGTGTAATAAACGTTGTGCCTCCATTGAAGGTTTTTCAAATTCATTTGGTAAAATCGCGTGACGATAAAACTCTGCCTTAGCTTTAACCATCTTCTCATTATCACTTAAAGATTGATAAGCTTCTCCTTTATCTTTAACTTTCGCTTTTTCTTTCTCTTCAATGTCTTGCACTTGTCTTTCAACAATGTTAAATCTTTGTTGTAAACCTGCTTTTTCTGTTTCTAGTTGTTTGATGTCTTCCATATCAATATTTGGATCTGTTGCTTTCTGACTCAATTCATCATTTTTATTTTTTAATTGTTGTCCAATCATACCTAAGGATTGTTTTAATTCATATAATGTCGGCATTTCATTTCCTCCTAATAATTCATTGTCATTTTTAAAATTTCGCATTCGCGTTTAATTTTTTCTCTTTTTTCTTTTTCTTCTAGTGACATACTTTCTTTAGGTGTTTCAACCAATTCAGATGTATCTACATCATCAATTTTAGTGATTTTGTCTACATCTTTCTTTAAATCTTCTGGGACGTTCTCGAAACGCTTATATTGCTCTTTAGAGATACTAGCAGCTATTTCATTAGCTCCTAAAATTTCATCTATCAAGCCGAAAGACAAGGCTTCTTCTGCAGTAAGCCAAGTTTCTGCATCTAACATCTGTTTTAAGTGTTCTTGATCTAAATCTTTTGCTTTATCTAAATAAGCTGAATTACTAACAGCATCTGTTTTTTCAAGTAAATCCGCTGTCTTTCTTAATTCTTCTGCATTACCTACAGTCATAACCCATGAATTATGAATCATTAAAAAACTATTTTTGTGCATAAAAATAGTGTCACCACTCATAGCGATAACACTAGCAATTGATGCCGCTAAGGCATCGACATAGATATTAATTTTTGCAGGATGCATTTTTAGCATATTGTATATTGCATGTCCTTCAAATACACTGCCTCCAGATGAATTTATATGAACATCTATTTCACTGATGTCTCCTAGTTCATCTAGTTTATTTTTGAAATCTGTAGCAGTTACATCATTTTCAAACCATTTATCACTTACAATATCGCCATAAATAAATATTTCGCCTTTACTTTCTGATTTTCTTTTCATTTGGAAATACTTAGCTTTCTTTGACATTTTTATCACCACCTTTCAATGATTTTCTTAATTCTAGTGGCGTGTCAATTGGATACAAATCTCCGCTTATTAGTGGCTTTTCTCCTCCTTCAACTGGTGGTAGATCTTCCCACTCTCTAATGTCATTAATAGTGTAGTAGCCACTACGAACTGCTTTAAAATACACTTCTGCTTGTGTTGCACTATCAGCCCTTAAATAAGATTTAACGTTAAATTTAAAATACCTATTTTTTTCTCTGTCTGTTTTAGTAAGAAGTTTTCGATTGAATTCCTCTTCATACTGTTTGACGATTGGCAATAAGGTATGCTGCAAGTAAAATCTGTTTAACTCTTCATTTTTCGCGAAATTTGTATTTGATCTTGCATTTAAGAATATTGAGGGCAATTGAAAAACGTTAGCTACTCTTTCTCTTGTTAAATTCTCGCTTGCCACTATATCTTCAGAGACATATTTTTTAGGTAAAGGTTCGATTTCAACACCAGGCTCTTGGAATAATATTCCACCGTTTTCTTCATAGTACTGTTTGAAATCTTCTAACACTTGCTGCCTTTTTTCTGTACTTACATTGGAACCATATTTAAGCATAAAAGAATCTGGTTTTTGCATTTCTGTAAGATTAAAGGTTCTTACTGCATTATCAAAATCAGTTGTATTCTTCAACACATCAATCGGACTAATGCCTTGCACCATATTAGATGCCACGATGTGTTTAAAATGCAACATGTCCATATTATGAACAATCAATTTATTTCCAGTTGCAGCATGAATGGAATAATAAAGTTCACGTGATTGGTTTTCAATTAACATTTCAACAACATCTGGATTTAATAAGAAAAGCTTTGATGGTTGATGATAGATGTCTCGTTCAATTAGCACATATGCATTACCTTTTTCATTTCTGATTGTTTCAATTTGATTAATAAAATCAAAACTGCTCAGAGAATTATTCGGTGACACTGTAAGTAAATCAGATACTTCTGTATTAACTACTTTATAATCTTCATACATTTTCAAGGGCAAACTAGCCATCGAATTAGATAACTTTGTAATAGCTGAAAATATCGTTTCATTAGTTTCAAGCGTATTATTGATTACACCCCAAAAAGATTTATTTTTCCATGGGCTAAAGTCATAAAGCTTAGAAGCTGATTGATCAATCCAATTGTCTATCAATTTTTTCTTTATGCGTGTGACAATATTCTCTTTTGCGATAACATTCACCTCCTTAACGCATGATGTCTTTAATACTAATAAACTCTATGTTTCCTTCACCACTATCAGAAACAACTTTATTCATAATATCTGTATATGTGTTTAAAAATGCTGCAAAACCATCTATTTTACGATATCTGCTTTGCTTAGACGGCAACCAGTTTCCGTTTCTGTCTAGTTTCAACTGAACATTATTGATATACCATTTCATTAATGGATTATTATTAAATATTATTTTTCCATCTAAAAACATTTCTTTTAGATCCTTCAATGCAGGGCTCAAGGTCAAAGCTCCTTGTCTTGTTTCTTCAGTTTCAAAACCGTAATTTTTTAACTCTTGATTTAGTTTGAATGCGTTCGCTCTATCATAAGTAATTTTTTCTACTACATAATGCTCATTCATCTTAATTATCCAATTTAAAACATCTTGGTAGTCTATATAAGGCTTATCTTGTATTGTTAGTAATCCGTCTTCTTCCCATTCTCTATATGGTATTTTTTCGTTAGAATACTCTACTTTATGCTTAGGAATCCAAGAATGTGTTAAGACAGCAACTTTGCCATTATCTAATGCAAAAGTGGCACATGCGGCTGTAAAGTCCTCTGTTTCTGATAAATCATAACCTATAGTACATGGTCTACCTTCCAACTCATCTAAAGAAATAATTTCATTATTTTTTTGAAGTGTTGGATAATCAATAAAACTCATTTCGTCGTTATTAGCGAATATATTAAACCTTTTTGTTATAAAATCGCCTCGTTCAGCTGGTGTGCGTTTGGCTTTTTCCCACTCTTCTTTCATTTCATCTAAATCGATAGAAACGCCTAGGTTAGGATTTGCTTTAATCCAATTCGACGAATCATTTATATCATCGTCATCATCTAAAGATGCTAAATAGTAAAAAGTTCTTTCATCTTCGATGATTTGATCTAACGTGTCTCTTCCCGCTTCTACCATATCAACAAGTGGTCCATCTAGTTGGTACCCTGCTGTCGTAATGTATATAAGAAGGGGTTGTAATCTTGCCGCTCTTGAGTTTTTTATAACTGAAATCAATTTATAATCTTTAAATTCATGAATTTCATCAAAAATACCCATATGTGTATTTAAACCATCCAACTTATCACTGTCTGAAGCCTGTGGCATAATTTTAGATATCGTTGCATCGTAATGAATTTCATCTCTCAAAGGTCTAAAATTTTCTCTAAGCTTTGGGCTAGCTTTAATCATCGCCTTAGATTCATCAAATAGAATTCTAGCTTGTTTCATTACGTTTGCTAAAAGATGGATTTCAGCGCCGTTTTCTCCATCTTGAGAAACAGCATAGTTAGCAACACCAGATATAGTAGTTGTTTTACCATTTTTTCGCCCCATAAATATCAAAGCTTCTTTAAACCTGCGCAGTTTTGTTTCTTTATGAACCCAACCAAACAAACTGCCGATAATAAAATGTTGCCATGGCTGTAATACAAGTTGACGTTTAGATCCTTTGGAAGGTTTACAAAACTTTTCTATAAATCGAATAGGACGATGCGCTAATTCTTCATCAAATACCCATTTACCTCCATTTTCTAAATATCTAAGATGCCTATCACATTCTTTTCTAACATATTTGCTTGTTTTTATTTTCCCTTGAGTGACTTGCTCTGCATACCATGTTGTTAATAGTTTTGGTGAAGGTTCATTTAAAACTTTAATAGTCACCAAATCCACCTTCTTCTTGAACTATCTTTTTTCTTTGTGCTGCTGTTAAACCCATAGACTTGAGTAAGTTATTTAGTGTTTGAACTGTTTTTGTCAGTTCTATGCTTAATGGATTCTTAACAATATTGCTCGCACCAGCCTTGTTTGTATGCTCTATCATCAAATCACTATTTTTAAGTTCATCTCTTAACCGACAATAAAATTCATATGTTTCTATATACAAGTTAATTAATATGTCATCAGATTTTTTGTAATCCTCTATATATTCTTTTAGCTGTTTTTTTGTTAATTTCATATAAAGACCCCCTTTCATAAAAGTTTATCCGCGTTGCAAGCGAAGGGCCCCCGCCGGTACCCGGCGAAAAAACATTTTAAGCCGATGGGCAGGGGGCTATAAAATTTTATTTAAGTGTTTTTTTATTTAAATTTTTAGAACTCTAATTTTCTTAAGATTACTTTTGTCATTATCATTTGCATGAATTTTGTTATGACAGCCATAACAAACTGACATTAGATTATCTAATTCTAAAGCTTTGTTAAAATCTTCATCAACATAAATAATGTGATGCACTATGTTTGCATCTGTTACAATATCTTCGCGTAAACACATTTGACAAAGATGATTATCTCTATCTAATGCTATCTCCCTTAACTTCTTCCATGCTTTTGAATGATAGAACCAATCGTATTGATATGACTTACGACCATGCTTATAAATGTTATTGTGCTTGGTCATCTCTTACACCTCTTTGATTGCATAACAAAAGGCACACCACATAGCGATGTGCCTCGTGTACTTGTGTCGTATAACTTTTAGATAACTTTATACATCTTTCCGATACTATCATATTACTACAGATTTGTAGGCCTTTTGCACAATCTTTGCACAATGTTATTTGATACCTGCATGATACGCTACCGCTTTAACAAAGTTCTTTCGTATAGTAGTAACAGTATTACGATGCATATGGCATTCATGTCCTATCTGTTCCATCTTTAACTTCTTTTCTTTATTCCAATACTTGAGCCTTATTACTTTCTTATGATCTTCAGGCAACTTTAAGTATTCACTCTCAACTGCTTCGACCATTTCTTCAAGGTTTCGTAACATCTTATTAGTTAATAATCTAGTTGCCATTAGTTCAGTTGTTCTAACTGGTTCGCCTTTTTGTAATGGTCCATATACAATATTGGAATCTTGTTCCTTCGTTGGATTAAGTATTTCCAACCTCAATCTTTTTATTTCTTTCTTGTTCTCATTTAAATTATATATTTCTGATTCAATATATTTAAATGTTCCTGGCTTGATATCATATATTGTGTTCCCCATGTTAGACCTCCATTACTTATGCTTAGCTATTCTTGCTTTAATAGCTTTCATTAATTCTTCTTGCGTTAGTTCTTTATTTTGTAAAGCTTTATATACTCTTTGATCTATTGTGTTATCGGTCATGATATGATGAATAATAGTCGTATGATTTTGTCCTTGTCTGTATAATCTAGCATTTGCTTGTTGGTATAATTCCAAGGACCATGTAAGTCCAAACCAAACAATAATGTGCCCACCTTGTTGTAAGTTTAATCCATGTCCTGCACTTGCTGGATGTGCTATAAGCAACTTAATGTCTCCACTGTTCCAACGTTCTTTATAGTTTGAATCCTCTAATGTGGTTGCTTCCTTAAACCTTTGAAGTATTCTTTCTTTATCGTGTTTGAAGTTATAAAACAATAGTATTGGTTGGCCTTGAGACTCCTCTATAATTTCCTCTAACTTATCTAACTTCTTATCATGTATAAGTCTTACATCTTCCTCATCTGTATAAACTGCGCCGTTAGATAGTTGAAGTAGTTTCTGACTTAATGATGCCCCATTTTGAGCTACAACTGTTCCTTCTTCTTCCGATTCTAAAATATAGTTTTTTTCTAATTCTTCATATACTTTTCTTTCTTTTTCTGATAAGACTACTGTTTGTTTAGTATCAACTCTGTCAGGCATATCCAGATAATCTTTCGCTTTCATGCTTAAACATATATCTTCTATTTGTTTATATATCTTTTCTTCAGATCCGTCTCTTAGCTCCCACTTAAAAATATGTTCGCTAACTTGATGAGTTGGTTTAAAGTACCTTTCTCGATAACGACTGAATGAAGACTCAAGTCTTTCGCCTCTGTCTATCAAATAAACTTGAGCCCATAAATCCTGTAAACTATTTGGGCTAGGTGTTCCTGTTAATCCTATAAATCTATTAATGAGTGGTAATTTCTTTTTAATAGATTTAAACCTTTGACTCTTAGGACTTTTAAATGTAGACAGTTCATCAATCACAACCATGTCAAATGGCCATTCTTTTTTATATTGGTCACATAGCCATTTAGTATTTTCTTTATTGGTTACATAGATATCAGCCTCTGTGTTTAATGCAGCATTTCTTTCTTTAGGTGTTCCTAAGACTAAAGACACTTTCAGATGATTTAAATGGTTCCACTTATCAACTTCATCAACCCATGTATCTTTAGCAACTTGTTTAGGTGCTATGACTAACATTTTTTTAGTGTCTAACAACTGCAATTCACTAAATGCTGTAAGTGTTGATACTGTTTTCCCTAGCCCCATATCTAAAAACAAACCGTATTTCTCATTATCAATAACTTTATCTATTGCATACTTTTGATAGCTATGTGGTTTGAAGTCAATCGCCAAATGTTCCACCTACCATTCTTATAAAAGTATTTACTTGTTCTTTATTCCATAACACATACACTGTATGATCTCTGTTTTCAAATTGTCTATGCACATATTTTTGTAAAGGATGCAACTTTCCTTTTTCTTGCTTCATTTCTACAAAATATGTTTTTCCTTCTGGCATAATAATAATTCTATCTGGCACACCTCTTGTTCCAGGTGCAACCCATTTTAAACATAAACCGTTTAGCTTTGTTATCTCTTTCACTAAATATTTTTCTAATGTCGATTCTTTCATATATTCACCTTGTATACAAAATTTATATTTGTGTTCCGATGTTGCATCAATTCTTGCCAAACTTTTAAAAATAGCTGTTAGAGGGTTGCCCCTATACCTCTTTACTCCCTAACACTACTTTTTAAACTTTATAGTGAATTTGATGCAACATTGGAAACAAACAGGGTTGAACCTTACAGCGAGAAGGGAAAGAGGTGTTGTATCATTTGTTGCATCAATGTTGCATCACTAAAAATGATGCAACACCTACGATTACTTTTTACACTCACGTGTTGCATCACTCAAAAAATGATGCAACATTTGATACAACATCTAAAAATGTATATTTATTCAATATTTCTTATATTAAATCCTCTAAACTTTCATCTCTTACATACGCTATCTGTACACCATAATCTTTTCCGAATCGAATTTTTCCACTTTTATTGCCGTCATATACAGACCAATTGTCTAATTGTCTTAAGATGTTTGAAATCTTTCTAATTTCCATAGATCCTCTACTATCTCCCTTATCTTTACCAAAACATTCAACAAACACTTCAAGCGCACAGACTTTATTTCTTTTAACGTAATCTACATTTCCTGTTGGTAACATATCAACATCACCTTGATAAAATCGTCTTCGTTCAAAGATAGTTAAGTCATCCCAATTGCTAGGAATTGGTGTGTTAAGATATTCATCAATAATGCCTGTATATGGAGATTCCTCAGTATGTTTGCTTTGTATTGAACGCATTTCTTCTTCTAGTTCAGGGTTAAGGAATAAATCTTCTCCTTGTTCATAATAGTGTTTAGCTTCTGCCCAAATTTGGTCAATCTCATCTTTGGTTAGTTTAGACCAGTTCACTTCAACTCTCTCTGGATTTACAGTCATTGGCCAAAAACGTCTTCCACCAGTTTCATCTCTTAAGAAATCAACTTTATTAGTTGTACCAATGAAAATACATTGCCTTGGAAAATCTTCAATATAATGTCCATAAGCAACACGAAACCGGTCAACTTGTTTAGATATGAAATGCTTAATAGCTTCAACTTCAGCTTTTCTTGTAGCTGCAAGTTCTGCCATTTCCATTAGCCAAACGCCTTGTAATGCCTCATATGCTTCCTTACCAGTAACAGAAACTAAACTGTCAGAAAACCATGCACCACCTAATTTTTTTAGCAAAGCAGATTTACCTACACCTTGAGGACCATAAAGTGTAAGCATATAGTCAAATTTACATCCAGGCTCCATTACTCGAGCAATTCCAGCAGTCAATGCTTTTTTGGTAGTTGTTCTATTCACTTCAGTATCTTCAACACCTAAGTATTTGATAAATAACTTTTCAAGACGTTTATGTCCATCCCACGATATTTTATTTAGATAATCCCTTACTGGATGATAAGCATTTTGCATTGCTACGCTTATAATGGCATCTTTTGTTTTACCTGAATGGTGTATGTCATAAATCTTTTCGATATAACTTCTTAAACTGCTATCATCACCGTCTTGCCATTGACGTGTCTTAAAATTAGTATTCCATGGCACTTTCCCTAAGCATTCAATTTGTTTTGTAAATCCATTAAATGCTATTTTTCCTTTTAAATTTGGATCATTACGCAATATAATTTCTATATTTGGGATACTAGCTTTGAAAGTACCTTTCGAAGTAATTTCTAACGTCTCAGACCATACATCATCGTTATTTTCTATTTCGTCGAAATCCTGCATTGCATCAGACATTTTGTCGTTAATTAATTGCTTTTTAACAACTTCATCATTTTGCGCTCTTTGCTGCATTGCTTTATAACTAGGTAGTCGATTAACCGGAGTATCTGTATTAGCGTCATCATCTTGAGCACCATATAAGTGTATGCGTACTAAATCAAAACTGTTCACAAGCATACCGCTTACGGGATCCGTATTATGATGAGAATAGGCAAACTTGTTATTTTCGTATAACACCAATCCACCTGCAGTTGAACCTTCATGATAGGTATAACGGTTAGTAGAATGTTTTTCGTATAAATCAGGAATAAAAGTTTCTATAGCTTCTTCTATCGTATAGGCTCTACAAAATGCACCAACAATTCCCGGCTTTTCTTCTGGGTCGCCTTGCTTATCTGCTAATCTTTTAGTCTTACTCTCTTCCCTTGAAGACGTTGGCCATTCTAATGTGTCAGTCCAATCAACATATTCATTTAATATTTTATCTGGGTCTAACAAAGGTAAATCTTCATAGGTAAAGAAAAATTCCGCATCGTTACTAGTTGAAGGCCAATACATTAACCTATGTGGTTGATAAGTTGTATCATCGAAGTAATCCATGCCAACGATATCTGCGACTTTACGCCCAATAGCTTCATACTCATCTGCATTTACATTTCGTTTTAAAGGAATCACTAAACGCAGTCTTGGACTTATCTCTCTATGCTTATGTGTTGAATATAAACAATATGCAAAATCATAAAACATAGATAATATGTCAGTCATATCTTGAGCAGCATAATCGATATCAAGTGTTAGCATTGAACGATTCATGACTTGACCAGCACGTCGTTTACCTTCTTTTAAATAACCGCCGACAAATCCGCCAACATCTTTTATATCTGCTTGTTCAGACTTAGACATTTTATTGTACTCAGTTAAATCTTCTTTAGTTCTAACTGTTTGTGCTAGCTTCTGCATAAAGTCAGACCAAGCCATGTTGTGATTAGTCCAATGAGTGGATAAACGACTAGCAGCATAAGAATATGAAACATCACGATCATATTTAATTGTTTCTATTTGAGTGACTTTGTCTAACATGTTCGGCTCCTTTCATTATTTTAGATAGAGCAGAGAAGCCAACGCCTCTCTTTAGCTTTTGAATCTTTTTCTAATTCGTTCAACTTCATTTTCATAATCTTCTAAACCTTCAACACCATTATTTTTTACTAACTGCTTGAAAAGATAAGCATTCATATACTCCAATGCTTCTATGGTTTTCATCTTATGAGAAATGCTACTTAACAAGATTAATAAAAATATAGCTAAAACAATTGAAATGACAATCCACATAATTACAACACCTCCAGTGCTATTGCTAAACACATTAATATAATTAATTCAAAAATGATAATAGCTATTACCATGAAACTTCAGCTCTGATTTTTTCAAAATCACTCGGCGCCTCTATATCATCATTAGCCGTCATCATAATATATACTTGCTCAGTTACATACTTACCTAGCTCATACATCGCTAGTAAGAATAATAGTCTTAATATTTGCTTAATCATTCTGTTCACTCCTTACTTCTTTATCAACTCTTTTACAATACCTTTGTCTTTTAAAAATCGTTGATGAATCTCTGTCATATCATCAGTTTCTTTTTCTTCTAAACGTGGTAAAACTTCGTTATAAGCATACTCGTTTAATTCTTTTCGTGCCTTTGAAAATCGATTATAACCACGATTGTTACTATAAGACACTCTCAAATCATCTGCTTTATCGCCAATATAATCAAAAGGTATTGTGATCCAATACATTAATGTATAAATGAAAGACAAAATATACTCAGGTATCTGTTTAACGAAATTTTTAATTTTACGTTTCTTTTTTTCTTTTGATACTTTGCTATACATTTTCATTAATATAGGTTTATACTCTTTAGCTACTTTTAGTTGTTCTTCATTCAGTAATCTAGAATTTCTATTAATAACATACTCTCCTAAAGCTCTATAAATATCATGTTTTAATCTTTTAGCCATTGTCTGCCTCCTCAACATTAATTCCAACTATATATCCTTTGTTCAATACAAGTTCTCTGCCATAATCTTTTTCTATCGTTAAATAGTCATCATCATTTCTAAAATCATTCAAAACAAATACTATTTCGTTAAATAATTCATTTTCATGTAATATCAAACTACTACCGTCATGTAATAAAATTCTCAGCTGATTCATTTCCCACACTCCCTTATATTTTCAAACAACTGACCTAATTTAATAATTGCATCCCTTTTAACTTGTTCCTCGTACTTCTCTTTTGCTTCTTCTTTACTCTCTGCCTCAACAACTGTAAACGTCTGATTATCTCTAGCCACAGTAAAATGTTCGTGTGGTAGTCCTGTTGAATCTTTGAATGTTGTGACTAAGTATTGCGTCACTTCTTATCACTCCTTTGAATGATTCTAAGTTTTTCTACGAATAAAAGTATTAGTAAAACACTCAATGTAGCTAACATATTTTGTTGTTTTGCAAAATCTACTATAACGATTAAGACTAATAACATTCCAATTCTGCATGTAAATAAATCTAATTCTTTGTACAAAACCATATATCTGTTGAGTAAATTGTTAAATATTACTATGAATACAAGTATTAGAACTAATGTAATGATGTAACTCACTTCCCCAAAACCTCCTTGACTCGATCTAAGATGTCTTTACACTCCGCTACTTCCGAAGCCTTTTGCTCCACGTTCTGAAACACTCTCGAATTCCTCCACTTGCTTTAGTTCAGGTGTCCATATAGGCACGATAACCAATTGAGCTAGTTTGTCGCCTTTGTTTATGACATAACTACCATTCATAAATAAAATTTTATCTGTTACAGGTGGTAGGACATACTTTCCGTCTATCCCAGCAACATCTCGACTAAAATTATAAGTAACCCAGTTTTCTAAGGTTTCATTTTCATTCTTGATATTAATCCCTAAATTGCCATGATATCCCGCGTCTATCTTGCCCGTTTCAATCACTAAATGTGTTTTACTACTTACACCACTACGGCTAGTTAATAGTCCGACATAGCCCTCTGGTATGCTTACAGCTACATCTGTTTTAATCACTGCCTTTTCTTGTGGCTCAAGTACGACAGTTTTAGCTGAGAATATGTCATAACCTGCATCCGTCTTATGATTTCGTTCGGGCATTCTAGCGTCTTTTGATAATAGTTTCACTTGTAATGTGTTAGTCATTTTCCTGCTCCTCCTCATATTTATAGACCACTTGACCCGTCATAATCCCTATTGCTTCATCAAGTTCAATATCTTCTTTGAGTGCATCTTGCATAGCATTAGGTAAACCTTCAAGTATTTCATCAAACGCTTGTGCTTTCTTATACACGTCTTCAATCTCTTTTAGTAATCCCTCTGTGTCATTGCCGTTATACGCACTAGCGCTGATAACGGATTTTTCTATTTGTTCACGGTTATTCATTTGTGTCTTCCTCCATTTGCCCTAAAAATTCGTAGAACTCATTTGTTCCGTCTAGTTCTTCCATTCGCGACAGTAAAATATCTGCAGTGCCTTTACCTCCTATATAGAGAGCTCCTATCCTGTTCGCTTTGCTCTCAGGGTGTAGTTCTCTAAATTTAAAACAGTAATGTTCGTATCTTCCAAGCAATTCATTTTTGACTGTGCGCCACATGATCTCCAACTCTTCGTTACGCTCTCTTAACTTAGCTATATCCCCAATAAGCTCGTCACGTTGCTTCTTGTACTCATCACGTTGTTTTCTCATATCCTTCAACCTAGCTTCCATTACGCCTATTTGGAATCCTGTTTCATAGTTCATTCTGTTACCTCCACTTTTTCGATTTCTATGCTTGCAGTTTCGAACGGGAGCTTTTTACGAATCAGTTTTAATACCATGTTCGTGGCTTCAACCTCATTCGTACTTTGCACAAAATAATGCTTTTTTATTTTGTAATCACATTTAGATGCTAAGAACTTGATACAAAGACTTACTTTATAGGTTTGCATCATTCTACCAACTCCCCATCTTTCCAAATTAAGTCCCCCAATCCTTTGCCATTCATCAAGTAAATCTCATGGTATTTAAAGCTCGAATTAATCGGGTTTGAACCAACGAGTTCCTTTATCGACTTATTGTTAATTTTAGTTACGTTTATTGACTGACTACCATTAGGGAAGTATTGCGTTCTAATTACAACTACTGACGGTATTACCGTTTCTTCTGTGATTTCCTCTTCAACTTCGACTTCGAAAGTTGCGTCAATCGACGTAAAACCCCCTATAGTAAAAAATTTATTTGTATCTTTTTGAAAATATACCGCTCTAACACTTTCATCTGTTTCATAAAATTTTTTGCCCTTTGATAACTCCGGATTTTCTCGCGCCCACTTAATTAATTCATCTAATCGCATTTCTTTTTTAACTTTGATTTTCATTTTTATATCTCCTCTTGAATAGTAAATTTATCGTTAGGTGATACATATCCAGTCACATTACAAAAGATGCTATCAACACCAAAAGTTACATAACAGTTGCGCGTAACACCATTTGGATAGTATCTTTTATTTCCTGATAATTCAGGATTATCCCAAGCCCATTGGATAAGTTCAGACAAGTTCACTTCTTTTTCTAGTTTGATTTTCATCGTTTCCAACTCCTTAAAATAAAGTTAGTTGCTTTTCTTCTTTCAAAGTTAAATTAGATAACAACCATTCTGGTACTGCTTGTGTTTGTTTAATGTTTGGGTATCTATGCTCTACAAACTTAATATTAAGTTCTTTTTCAATATCTTCTGTATAAGGTAATCTGTTTAAACTACTAAATCCTAAATGGTCGTTTTTATCATTTTGAATAAACCATGCTCCATATGCTTCACGCGTTAATACATCACATTGAACAACAAGACCATTCATACCTCTAATAATCATATTGAATAATAAAAATGGTATGGTTCTATCGCTTAATTCTTCCGCTATATAAAAGTACATACTAGGTAGATAATCAAATGGTGAATGTTGCATTCTATCGTTGTTCCATTTTTCAATGACAATCCCACCTGTACCTGCTGCAGGCTCATAATAATCACCTTGTTTATCACTAACTAATTCCACAAGTAGTTTACTTATTGATTTTGGTGTGAAATCTTGTTTGTGCTTTTTACGATTAGCATGTTCGTCTTGAAAATATTCATGAAACCAATCATAATTAACGTCATTTTTGTAAGCTTTCAAAAACTCCATAAACGTTTTGTTTCTTTCTTCTATATCCCCATATAGCATATCCATTATTTTTTGAGGAGCTTGATAACTGTCTTTGATATCTAGAATGTCATTTATCATTGAACTCATCTCATACACCCCCTATTACTTTTAATATGTTGTTCCATTACTTTCATCGTGACCTTACGTCCTGATACCTTAACCACAAAGCCCTGTAAACCTTTCTTACGCAACTCACTTTGTATCTGTGTTGGCGTCTTGCCTGCTGTGTCATACTTATAACGTTGGTTAATCGTTGATGATAGTTCTAATGTGTTAGTCGCCATCGTTAACCCTCCCACAAATCAAATGCTCTTTGGACGTAAAACTTCGCCTTTGCTAAATCCTCGTGTCCGTTTTTCAACGGTGCTCTAGACAAGTATTTGATTGCATTACCTATTGCGAATGCTAATTGTGGTGGATACTGTGCCGTTACTTGTTCGATAAAATCTATAATTTCAATGTCTCCGTATGTGTAATGCGACGGCTGCTTAACATTATCTTGCATTTCGTTCATATCTACTTTTCTGTTACTGATTACACTCATTATGCTTCACTCCATTTCTTGAACATTTGGTTATAAGTGACATCGAACCAGTACGGATCACGTGAATGTTTTTGAGGCACATTAAACAAATGCGGTTTCTTTCTTCTTAGTTCTGCCTCTTTCTTTCGCTCTCTTTCCAATTTGCGTTCGAGTCTAGCTTGTTTAATCTTTTCCATTTGTTTCATTTCTCTGTATTCTTTTAGGTGCATACCATAGGGCGCATCTAAAGCTTCTGAAAATTCCCAACAACCTCTTACACGTTTAGAAACAATTCCAGCATTTATCCCTCGCTTTGACATTAATTCTCTTTCAAAATTATTAAATTTATATGGTTTGTTATTAATAATTACAACACTGCCCATTTATTCCACCTCTATACATTTACTGTTTTAATCCAATCCTCTAATTTGTGCGTGTTGTGATTTCTAGTAAATAGTTCACTTACATTAACACCTAGAGCATCTGCCAATTTATCTAATACATTTAAGTTAACCATCTCAGCTTTTCCGTTTTTATATCCACTAATAGTTGATCTTGATACGCCAGTTTCATTGTGCAAATCTTGAACACTTACGTTATCTCTAGCCATGATTACTCTTAAATTAGTTGCGAATACTTCGTTCAACTTCATTTATTCCACCTCTATATATGCATGTCTTATTGTTATGTTGTCATACTTTAGTAATTCATTCGGATTGTCATCTAAGCGCTTTGCCAGCGCATCTTTTTCGTTATCCACATCATCAAAATGCTGATATTCAACTTCTGTAGGTATTCTTATATCAATCGTTGCGTTTATATATGCTTGTTGTTGCATTAGATCACTTCCTCAACTTCTATGTTGATATGGTCCGCATATTCATCTAAAACAATACAAGTGTCAATAATTTCACCTGTTTCCCAATCCCTATCATGCTTTACAACAAAATATCGAGAGATGTTAAACTTCTCTTCTAATTCCTTTATTGTCATAATCTATCCTCCTAATCCTTCATATAGAAGGGTGATGTAAATCCGTCGCTATTCAAATTTAAACCTTCTGCCCATTCAACCGGCTTATTCATGATAGTTTCGATTTCCTTAAGTCCATTTGAACCTCTAGGTATTTCTACAATTACTTCATCATGGACATGACCAACTATTTTAAAACCTGATGCTTCAAGCCTTGCTATAGAAATCGCAAGTAAATCCCTTGCAGTTGCTTGAACAATATTCTCGACTAACTTCCCACCATACGTTTTTAACTTTGACCATTTACGGTTAAGATCTAAGCCCATAAATTCAACAACTTGACTACCCCAACTATTTTCACCAACTGAAGCTTTCGGATAAGCTAAAGCTCTTCCACTAGGCAATTCAATCATTAGAAAACCTTTTTTCATGTAAAATCTAAGTCCATGTGTATGGTGCGTCTTTCGAGATTTTACAGTATTAATTGCAGCCTCTTGGCAAGCCTTCCAAAAATTAACTATGTTAGGATTTGCGTTACGCCAACTATCAACTAAACCTTGTAATTCATTTTCTTCAATGCCCATTTCCAATGCACCCATCGCTTTTAAAGCTCCGGCGCCACCTTGATAACCTAAAGCTAATTCGGACACTTTTCCTTTTTGTCTGAGAGGGTCGCCTTTAGTTATGCTTTCTACCGGTACATTAAACATTTGAGAAGCCGATGCTTCATATATCTTTCCGTGTGTGTTGAATACATCTAAACGCCATTGTTCTTTTGCATACCATGCTATGACTCTTGCCTCTATTGCAGAAAAATCACTTACTGCTAGTTCATTACCTTCTTCAGCAGTAAATGTCGTCCTAACTAATTGACTTAATAAGTCTTGAGGATGAACATTGAGTAATAAATCTAAATCATCAAAACGTTGTTCTTTAATAAGATCTCTTGCTATTTCTAATTCAGTATCTGAAATATAATGCTTTGTTAAATTCTGAAGTTGTACACCTCTACCTGCCCATCTTCCAGTACCGGCACCGTAAAATTGAAACAGACCTCTTACCCGTTCATCACTGCACATCATGTCATGCATTTTGTTGTATTTTTTCACACTGGTTTTAGACATTTGCAATCTAATTTCTAGCATTTTTTTAGCTTTTCCTGTTGCTTCTTTTAAGTACTCCTGAACCGTTTTCTTTTGTAAATTAGGTATATCTAATCCTTGTTCATCCTTTAACCAAGCCAATAACTGTGTAGGACTATTAGGATTTTCTAAACCTGTTATATGTTTAGCTTGTTTAAGCAATTCTTCTTTACTCTGCTTATCGAGCACATTAGCTCCTAACATCAATGATTTAGAAAGCTTAATACCTCTGTCGTTTATATGTTGGTCAAAAACCCAATATGTTTGTTCAATTGCAGTTACTGGAAAGTCTTTAATTTTATTAGCAATCGCCATTTCTACTTCTACATCTCGAATACAGTAATCTATAAATTGTTGCCATTTTTCAAGATCATGTTCAGGTAGGTTTCTTGTTCTTCCTCCATTAACTTTTGTTGGTTTACAAGGTATAGAGAAATAACGAATTAAATTTTTACCTGCTTTATCTTTTTGGCTTTGTAGTCTTAAAACTTCTCCAACTTTATCAAGCGAAGCAGGTAAGCCAATACGCATTGAATTAACCATTGTGCAAATCCATTCTTCAGGTGGCATCTGTTTATTAAAATGTTTAGCAAGACAAGTTCTTTCGAAATTAGCATTGAATGCATACTTTTTTACAGCAGGGTCAAATAGAGCAATTTTAAACGTCTCATAATCAGCGTGGAAAGGCTCATTATCTACTTTAGTCATGTCAATCGCACTAATCGCTCCACCATCTATCGAATAAGCTATAATTAAAATTTCGAAATCTTCAGCTTCTGTGTATTTATAGGCACCACATTTCGAAATATCGTTACTGCTGTATGTTTCAATATCTATATTCATAAATTTCAAATTCTTGACACCTCAATTTCTTTAAAATTAAAGTGGGGCTAAAAACCCCACCTATTGACTTATAAGAAATCCTCATCATCAGTGTCTAATTCATCAAAATCATCTTCTGCTGCACTTGCACCGCCAAGAGGTTCGCCTTTTTCTACAAGTTGAATGTTGTTCAATCCAACTGCGATACCCTTATTACCATTTGTGTTGAATGGAAATAAATTGATTGAAGCTCTAATATAGTCACCACTTACAATAGTTCCAGAATCCGTTAATCTAATTTTGTTTTGGTCAATAATACCAGGTGCTTGTTTGCTTGATGCGTTAATAAAATAAGCGTCTTGATAATTCACATCATCTTCTCTTTCAGTATCTCCATCACGTAATGGAAGTTTCAGATTTGCAGGAACTTTGCCTCCAAACTTACTAACTTTTCCTTCTTCTTTAGCAGCTTCTATAGCTTGTTCAATGGCTTTTATCGTACTTGTATCTGATTTAGGAATGATTAAACTGATTGAATACTTTGCTTCTTGCCCTTCTTGCATACTGTGAGGTTCAAAAATATGTGCATATGATGCTCTTACTTTTCCTGTAATCACTTTAGTTTTATTTAATACTTTTGCTTTCATGTTTATATACCGTCCTTTTTAATTTTTATAGTTTGTCAAAATCATCTTCAGCAGATTGCTTTATAGCTGGTCGTTTATCAGACTCGGTAGCAAGTGTTAATTTACCTTGTGGCTTTTCTATAAAGCCCTCTGTAATTTTAGAAAATGCTTTTTTACCAATTAATTTTTCTAATTTCGTAATGCTAAGTAACTTGGTTTCTGTAATATCTTCAGGTTTATAACCCGCTTCAACTAACTTTTCAAGCGTTGCTTTTGTATCAGTTATCATTCTTCGCGAACGACCTTCTACAAGCTTCCAACCAGGATAGTTTTTATCATTTCCTTTCGCTTGATCTAGCGCATAATGTTCTACTTCATCAGCCCATTTTTTGATATCAGGCAGTTTATATAAAAGTTCTGCAATCTCTTCATCACTTAACAAATGTGGTGGCTTTTGAGGCACATTTTGCATGTATTCTGCACGTGTTCTACATGAATGCTTTATCTTACAGAATCTACAATGACTACCTGCTTTAAACTCACCTTCACCGTTATAAGCAAGTCTGGCTAATGGTTTAACAAAATCGGTTCCCCATTGAAGTAATCTTGATATTGGTAACTCTTCAGTAGAAAAGTTATCTATTCGTGGTTGTATGATAGTCATGCGAACTGTATGAATGTCATACATTAAACTAAGCAGTTCATATGCGCCCAAGCCATATAATCTAAGTTGAGGATTATCTATAGCTGAAACTTCAATGCCTTTACCGTATTTAAGGTCAATAATTTCAAGTACACCACCTGAAAATATAATGACATCACCAGTACCAAAAGATTCAGGGACGTATTTACCTAAATCCAATTTTGTTTCAAATAAAGCTATTACATCGTCATCTCTACTCAAAGCCTCGTTATACTTTTCTTCTACATTAGCTACGTACTCTTCAACATATTCGCGCAACTCTTCACTGTAATATTGATTTCGCTTATAATTTTGAAAAGCTTTATTAAACTCAAACTGTGTTAGGCCTTCATATTTAAGACTGAAATATAACTCACTTAACTCATGAGCGAATGTACCTTCTTCAGCAAAAACTGAACTTTTATCTGCAATACCTTCACTTGCCTTAATACTCGGTGGACAGTTTAGCCATTGTTTTGCTCCACTTGCACTAAGCTTTGCATGAGCTCTATTTGAGTGATCTAGTTTCATGCATTAATTCTCGCCTTCATGAAATCAACAATTTTTTCATAATGCTCTTCTTTGATAGTAGATAGCTTATCCGCACCAAGTTCGTTAAGTTTATTTCTAAATTCTTTCTTATCAGAAGTGTCTGCTTTTTTAAGGAACTCTTTTCCTACTGATAAAACATAATCTTTAGTCAAATCAGCAGAAGTTTCCTTAACTTCTTCAATTGATTCCAGTTGAGCTGTTTCTTCTTTTGGCATTGGTGCTTCTTTAACTTTCTCTTGTACAATTGATGAATCTACAGTTGACAGTTCAGTGTTTAACACACGTAAATTCTTATTTAATAGTTTTAATTCTTCAAAAATATCTTCTAATATTGCCATTGATTAAATCCTCCTTAAAATTGGTTAGCTAGACGAATCATTAACTTGATACGTTCTTCTATTTCTCTAGGGTCATCACTTTGTTCGTTTAATCTTGCCAATAACTCGAATTGTTCTTCTAATATCTCTTTCTTACGTTCTACAACAGTTAAATGTAACTGCGGTTCAACAACACGCCAGATCCCCCAACTTTCCATTTCAATCTTTCCTTTTTTCTTAAGTCTTGAAAGAGTGGATTTTGCATGTGTTTTCGATACTCCAAAAACTTCAACTACATCATCAGGATTGAAATTGTCATATGTTGCAAAATGTGATAATATTTTTTGTTGTAAGGTCATATTAATAACTCCTTATATATTTAATTTAGATTAATTTGCTAATCACTCCGACTGTTACTTGTTGTCGCAAGTAGCAGTTTTTTTATTCTTCATAAAAGTATTCCTTATAAAATATGAATGTTGCGATACTTGCGAATCCTGCAATCGACCACGCTGTAGTGAAGTATAGAAACGGCATGAGTACAATCGCTAAGACCGTGAAGCACAACACTGCTAATAGGTAGCTTTTATATGTGTCGCTCATTTGATAATCCTCCTAATACCATTTTTTATGCTTTCTGATCAAATACTCTTCTAATTTAGAAATATTAATCAATGTTCCCGTTGCTGAATAATCAATGTATAAATTTTCTACACCTAAATTATCTTCACGGTAATATTTCAACCAGTTGTATACTGTACTTCTACATACTCCAAACAATTGATGGATTTGTGTAGGTGTTGCGTATAACTTTTTCACAAATTTTTCTTCGCCTCGATATGTGTTTTCTGGTGTTGGTGGTATTATGATTTTTGGCATCTCTATCACTCCTTTAGATAAATGTTAAAGTTTGTTATTATTCGCCCTGTATTGAAGTTCTCTATCTAATGCATAGAAAACTTTGTTTATTTCTAAGTAGCTGTAATCACTTTTTTTAATAAGCTCTAATATTTCCGCTCCTAAGTTACGTTCCTTTTCCGTTAAATAGGATGAAGAAGCATCAGCTTTGCTAGAAACTTGTGGGACGCCTATACGCAATCCTTCTGATCTTGTGTTCATTTGTTTATGCTCCTTTCGTGTATAATGTTGTTATCAACCTAAGGAGGTGATAACATGCCCTTGATATCTGATGAATTTGATACACTTACTAAAGACCAACAATATATCTTGTCCGTACTCTACAAAGATTATTTAGAATGTGTAAAGTTAGGTTCGGTTAAATTAACCTGCAATAATTTTGGAAGTGCTAAAGATATACATACAAAGTATTTTCAAAAACTACATTTCGAAGATGTAAAATACGATTTAAATAAACTTAAAAACTCTGGGTTCCTAAACGGCGTGTATGCTAGTAACACTATTTATCATGTAACAATTTCAGACAAGACTGTTGTTTACTTTGAAAATGAGTTTAAAAACAATTTAAAAAGTATCATTGATAGCATTTCTAAAATTGCTTCAATAATTCCTGGTCTCTAGTTGGGTTTATAACTTCCCAATCATTTGCCATGAGGTCATCGGCTGAAGGTTGCCAATATCTGATAAGGTTTGTCCCATCGCTATTTGAAATGATGCATTGTAAAAAACTATCATTTGTTGGTAATATCTTAGTTCGATGACTTTCTTTCCAATCTTTCCGTGTCATAGAGACAAGATTTTTTGTAGCTATCTTAGTTGCTTCTTGAATGTTCATTTGTTATTCCTCCTTTCGTGTATAATGTTGTTATCAACCTAAGGAGGTGATAAGTATGAAAGCTTGTTTATATCTTTCTAATGATAAATTTGTTGAAATCGATAATTTAGAAAAAGTGATAAAGTCAGGTCATCGCGGAACTGTTGAAATATCAAAAGAAAAAATTAAAAGTTCCTTGTTCACTAATGGCTCATATACTTTTGTTGGAGACAAAATAGTAGCTATCGCTTCAGCTAAAATCGAATTCATAGAATTTATCGATTAATCTCTTTAAGCAACTCTGCAACTGCTCGCAACAGTTCAGGGTTGTTTCTTGTTTCTAAATTACTGTTTGCATGTTTTAGTAAATTGAGTTTTAATTTACTTTTTTCTTTAGCGATTCTAAATTTTTGTAACATTTGTTGTTCCTCCTTTTAAGATGTTTGTTTAAATTTCAAATTGGCTAATATCTACACCGTATTTAATCGCCATACTCTTAATCACTGAAATGTATATCTCAACCAATCTAGGTTCATCAGTAATCACATCTAATTTTGACAACTTGTTAATCTGGGTTTTCGTTGCACCATTCGCTAGCATTTTGCCTTTGCGGTTCTGCATACGAATTTTTAAATTACAGCGTCCTTTTTCTTCTAAAGCCTTATATGCTTCAGACTTAACTTTCTGGTGCATTGCTCCGCCACCTAAATGTTGTGCAATCGCAGATAACATTTTGTTTGTGTCGTTACGCCAGTTTTTCGTTTCAATACCGACAATGTGACGAATGCCTGTGATTTCTTGTTGCATTTGTTTGTTAAACTGTTCTTGGTCTTTTTGTGCTTTGAACATCATCTCTAATGCTTGCATTGGTGTTTGTGGTACATTAAGCTGTGCTTGTTGTTTAATGTATTCATCCATTTTATGAAATGCATCAACATAAGTTGCAGTAAACAAAATGCCTTTACTACCTGTCATCTTGTTTGCTACTATGTCGCAACCTTTTTTGGTTAGTAGGTAACAAGGTTGTACTTTGTTTTGTGAATTAACATAGGTGCTTTCTTCAAAGAAATTATGACTACTCAATTTTGAGGAGTCCTCTAAAACCTTGATATAACCTTTAATGTCTCTTACTAAATTGTCGTGTCGCTTTCCTATCATTTCCGCAACTTCTCTACTGTCTACATAATGTGTTTCGTTCTGTTCTACTATTTGTAATGCTTGCATTTCAGTTTCCTCCTTAAGTTAAAACTTTCTTTTTGCGTAAGTCTTCGTTAAAAAAAATATCTCTTCCTTCTTGAGGTGTCAATTCTAACGCAAAATAAATACCATTTATTACCGGGTACGACGGTTTCGTTCTCCCGTGAATCATATTAGATAAAGTATCTCTATTAACACCAATTTCTTCAGAAAGGGTTTTGATGTTATGTTCTTTCAAAGCCATTTTAGATTTCAAAAGTTTAGCATCTATAGGCATTTCTTTTCACCACCTTTCGTATTACGTAAGTAATCTTATCATGATGTTACGAAAGAGGTCAAGCACTTTACGAAAGTTTTTTAGAAAAATATTGCAAATGCCGAAAGTTTTCCTTATAATAGAACTATCAAGTAAAAGGAGCTGTATTACGATGTGCTTTTCAAAAAGAATGAAACAATCAAGAGAAAAACAAGGTATGACTTTGGCCGAACTAGGAAGAAAAATTGGTAAAACTGAAGCTACTGTACAGCGTTATGAAAGCGGAAATATCAAAAATTTAAAAAACGATACTATAGAAAGTATAGCTACTGCATTAAATGTTAATCCTGCATATTTAATGGGGTGGGTTGAAGAAAACGATGATGAAGTACAACATCGTGCAGCTCACCTTGAAGGAGAATTGACAGATGATGAATGGCAAAGAGTTTTAGATTATGCAGATTATATAAGAAGCAAACGTAAGTAAAGGATGTATCAGATGGGATTATATGAAGAAACTTTAATACAACATGATTATATTGAAATAAGAGAGGCTGATGTGCTTCCAGATAATTTGGATGGGGTATGGTTAGGAGATTTAATTTTAATAAAGCGTGGCTTATCAGATAGAGAAAAGGCAGGAATTCTCTTTGAAGAATTAGCACATAATAAACTTACATACGGTGATATAGCCGATTACTCGAAATTCAACAATCGCAAGTTCGAAAATTACGCAAGGCGACACGGCTTTATCTCAGCAGTCCCGTTACGCGAAATTGTGGAAGCTTACAATTATGGTGTACGTAACTTGTATGAGTTGTCTGAGTATCTGCAATTGAGTGAAGAATACATATTAGAAGCAATAGAACAATATAAAAAGATATATGGTATTGGGACTCACTACGGCGAATACTCAATTACATTTGAGCCATTGAGAGTTTTTAAATATAAAGAAATATAAACAAAGGAGAAATGTATATGAGGAAAATAATTGGATTATTACTAGTAAGTACTTTAGCTTTAACAGCTTGTGGTGAAAAAGAAAAACCAAAAAAAGAAGAAAATAAAAAGTCTCATACACAAAAACATAAAGATAGCGAACCAAAAAAGCAAAAAGAAAAAACGAAAAAAGTTGAAGATAAAAATCCACCTAGTAATAGCGTACAAAACAATGCAACCAATCAAAGCCAAACACAAAACAATCAATTTAGTAATCATTCAGACCTATCTAATAACGCACCTGCAAATATCAATGATAATGATTCACAAAATACTAATTTAAATGATGAACATGTTGTTTCACCTGGATGGACTAAAGATGAACAGGCTAAAGCTTTTGAAGAATACAAAAAAGGAAAAGAAGAGGAAGCAAAAGCTGGTGCTAGCGCAATACCAGGAGCAAATATTAACTAATAAAACATATAAGAAAGAAGAACTAATATGGAAACAAATAAAACAATTGATTTAATGAATTATGTGGAATTTCCAAAAAGATACACAGAGGCAAAAGGCAAATTAGTTGCCCAACCAATAACTACTATAAATAGCGCAAGAAGAGTTGAAAATGGCGATATGACTGTTTGCTACATTTTAGATCAAGATGATGATGTAATCGACTTTATCTTTGATAGAGATATAATAACCGTTTTCTTCCCAGAGAACGGAACTGAAACTGATGAATATTTTTGCGAAATTATATTTAACTCAGATGACACATTTACCCTAAAGCGATTATCTAATTACGTTACCATTAAAGATAGAAGCTACCCAATGTCAAAAATAAATGACGTAAACATTACGGGCAAAGTCGTCAGATTATTTAGAGATTTTAAATAAACTTGGCTTTAATTATGATTAAAAGTACCTATATAGCGTGACGAGAAAAAGGATTTAAAAAAATCAAAAACGCCTACTAGTGTAGACGTTGAATGGTGGTGAGAATTTTATGGTAGATAAAAACAAAAAACAAGAAGCTACCCGTAGTAACCCATTAAACAAAAGTTTTGAAAAG